GTGGTTAAGAGCTGTGTGAACGGTGTATTTATCTACTCCGGCTTCATTGCTTGCAATGGTTGCCCATGTATGGCGTGATATATAGAATATAAAAACAAAACACAAGAAAAATGCAATTATTGCACAATATATCAATGTATATCAGGTTTTTATAAAAAGAATGTAGAATTGCATTTATTGTTGATTTTAGCCATCGATAGTGTTATTTACAGTTTTTATGTTACTATTTTGTTGTGCAAAAAAGCACCTGTTTTCGATTAAAATCACTATCTTTGTAGAAGAAGAAAATAAGCAATTCAAGTATATGGCTCGTACCAAGAAAATAGAATCAACCCCTGTACGCATCCGGTTCAAGGAACTGGAAAATGGAAACAAGTCTATCTATCTCGATATTTACTACGAGAAGAAGAGGCGGTATGAGTTTCTGAAATTGTACCTTATCCCAGAGAATTCCTCGGAAGCAAGAAAGCAAAACAAGCATACAATGAAAGCTGCTGATGCAATAAGGGCACAACGTATTCTTGAAATATCGAACAACAGAACACCCGTAACCATTTCAGAAAAGGCAAAGGTTTTACTGGTTGATTGGGTAAACGAGTATAAGAACAGAAGTATTCAACAAGGAAAGACATCATCAGAAAACCATGTGCATTCAGCCTTAAAACAATTGCGGAAATACAATGCCAAAGCTCGTTTGTGCGATGTGGATAAGGATTTCTTGGATGGCTTTGTTGAATTTATGAAAGGGCAAAAAGCAAGGCGTACCAAAGTTCCTTTTGCCAAAAAGACCATATCCAATTATCTTGGGGTTATCATTACAGCCTTGAATATGGCAGTTGATGATGATGTGTTGTCTGTAAATCCCGGATTGGCTATTGACAGGAAAGCCATTTGCGGTGAAGAAACTCCACGCGAGTATCTGACTATTGATGAAGTCCGCAAGCTCATAGAGGCGGATGCACCAAGAGCAGATGTGAAAATTGCATTTTTGTTTTCCTGTTTCTGTGGATTACGGTTAAGTGATGTCCGTGCCTTGCAATGGAAAAAAATCATTGAAGATAACGGGAATATTCACATGGAGTTGCGACAAAAGAAAACTGGTCGGATGCTGTACTTGCCACTCAACAAGCAAGCGCAAGCCTATCTGCCTCACACTAAGAGAAGTGCTGAAGATTATGTATTTTCTCTGCCTTGCACTTCTACCATTGATTTACAGTTGAAGAAGTGGGCCCAAAATGCAGGAATCAATAAAAAACTGACCTATCACATGAGTCGGCATACTTTTGCAACAATGGAGCTTACCATGGGGGCAGATTTATACACAACTAGTCAGTTACTTGGTCATGCCGATGTGGAAACAACACAAGTTTATGCGAAAATCATAGATGCTAAAAAAGAAGCCGCTGTATTACTAATAGATTCTCTATTCTAATATTTATAGTCAAACAGAAATATATTGCAAATTTTGCATGTCGCAATTATCTGTGTATCAGTCATAGCAGAAAGAAATTTTTCGTAATTCAATTCTGTTTGACCATGACAATCTTATTTCTATTTTTAAATTATACAGTATGTATTGTTTAATTAAAAATACTGTGTATATTTGCATTTTGTAGAAACAGCCTCTTTATGTCTGTTCCTCAGAAAGCTATGTTATCCATTATTGTATAGTAACATTAATCAAGATAACAAAATGCAATTAATCTTTTCATGAATAATAGTACAACAAAGGTATATGGCACGTACGAAAAAGCAAGTTAAAGTAAAGGAACCTGTCCGTTTACGTTTTAATGAACTCAAAGATGGCAGGAAGTCCATCTATTTGGATATTTACTACAATGGCCGGAGAACTTACCAGTCATTGAAACTCTATCTTGTACCAGAAACGGATGTGTCGGCGCAAATCCAAAATGCCAACACACTCGCAATAGCCAATGCCATTAAGACCGAAAAAATTTTGGACCTGACCAACAAGATAGCAGGTATCACAGACCGTTCGTATAAAGCGAATATGCTTTTCACGGACTGGATGAGAGTTTATCGGCAAGATGTGGAAAAACGGGCTTCGGCATCTGCACTTATTTGGGTAGATCGGGTAACTAATGAATTGGAGAAGTACGATAACAGTGTTACCCTTGCAGAAATAGATAGGGATTATATTATGAGATTTCTCAGCCATTTACTAGATAGACCTGCACTCACACGTGACCATAACCAACTGGCCAAAAATACGGTTTTCCTCTACCTCTCTTATATACGGGCTGCACTGAATTATGCAGTTAAGGAGAACCTGCTCCAGTCAAGCCCATTCAAGAAAATCAAACGGGATATGCTTTCAGGTTCGGAAGCCAAACGTGAATATCTTACAGTAGAGGAAGTAAAACGTCTTATTGCAACTCCTTGCCGTCGGGATGATATGAAGGCTGCATTTTTGTTTTCCTGTTTTTGCGGTTTGCGCATTATGGACATCAAAAACTTGTGTTGGAAACACATTAGTAAAAACGGGAACAGGTGGCAGGTAGAAATACGGCAGTATAAAACCGGCGCATTGTTGTATTTGCCATTGAACATGAATGCACGGAAATGGATGCCGGAACAAGGGGATGCTTCTTCTGAAGACCGTGTATTTCCCAAGTTGAGTATTTGGTATAAAAGCATACTTCGCGATTGGGCCACAGATGCCGGAATAGAAAAGAAATTTTCATTCCACGTGGCGAGGCATACGTTCGCAACGCTGGCCTTGACCGCAGGGGTTGACATCTATACGACAAGTCAATTATTGGGTCATGCCAATATCAGACACACTCAGAGGTACGCACAAATCATCAATTCTAAGAAAGACCATGCCATCTCCCTTTTGGATGACGCATTTATCCAATAACTTAAAACAATAGATTTATGAAGCGTAACCGTAGAAATGATTGCCTTTTTTTAAAACAAGAGATTGGCAAACAAGCCGCACAAGAGTGTCGGAAATGAACGTGATGAACTTTTTGCCTTGCTGAAAGAAGCCTCTTTTACTTATCGGAAGGAAGTTGTCGGTGAGAGTAAATTGTATGAACTGTATGTGGAGGATTTTCTGAACGGTCATTATTATAGTGACCACCGGGATGCCGCCGGGAAAAACCGACATCGGAAAAACATCGGTATTCTCAGAGGAATACTGACAAAACGTAAAGACCTTGTGGAGCTATTCTTCTCCAATATACTTTTTGCTCCTAACCGCATGGATGAGTTGCTTCGTCTGTTCAACACAACGAAAGCATCCTCCGGTCTGAAAGAAGAACCGGATAAGCCACGCCCTGAAACGAACCTTCCTGCCTTGTCTTTGGGTAGCTTTTTGAATGACAATCAACTGAGCCTCATTGCGCATTGTGCTAATGAGGCTCAACTTTTCACTACCCCTGTGAATGCAGGCATACTGCGTTCTCTTTTGGAAGGCACGTTGCATCAGCCGTTGAAGTCTGCCAATAACCGGTTGGTAGCTTTTTTTTTCGACCGGTTATGTCACCACCGTCTCATTCTCGGACGTTGGGAACATCTGTTGGAACAGGCCGGTTCCATATTGGGTTCCAGAGACGGCCGTCCGCTCAAACACGGCCAGTATTCCAGTGCACTTAGTCTTGCCAAGAGCAATCCAAACAGTATGCAGGAGGTAATCAGCCAATGCGTACAAGCTGTCAGAGAAATGACAGAAAGAAACACAACGGATAACAAGTGACACAGAAAAGGATAACAGTTCGGATAACACTTCCGAACTGTTACTCTCCTTTTTACAAGCATTGAAAAACACATATCTACCTTTGCCCCGAAGCGATAAAGTTTCGGGGTATCACTCCCCCATGTCTAACTCAAAAAAGAATACGAAATGAACCAACAAGAAGAAAGAAACTGTGTAGCGGTGTCCTGTTCATCGTGTTTCCTGAAGCTTAGTATGCTCCAGAAACAAACGGAGAAGATTGAAAATATGCTGTTTTGCATCAAGAAAACACTCAATTTCAAAGAAGCCTGCCTGTATATGGGGCTGTCGAGAAGCCAGTTGTACAAACTTGCCAAGAACGGGCATATCCCCCACTACAGACCGTCCGGCAAACTGTTGTATTTTAACAAGCAGGAATTGGACGAATGGCTCTGCCGGAACCAAGTGGAAGAAACCGAAAAAAACTGCCCAAAGGAGATGCCGGACAGCATGAATGAATGTGTTGAACCCGATAAACAATTTGCATCATGACAGAAGCCGGATTTCTTGAAACACTTAAACGGGTAGAAGATGTGGCCGTCATCCTGACCCGAATGGAAGATATAAACGTAGTATTGGGCAAGATAACCACCATTGAAGCCTTCATTGATCGTTTCGGGACGCTTGAAGCCTTGATAGAGCGTTTTGAAAGCGTGGAGAATCAACTCTATTACCTGAAAGATATGCTGAATATTGATGAAGCCGCCAAATACCTGAATATCTCCAAAGGGCATATGTACCGGCTTACCTCCAACCGTGACATATCCTACACCAAACCGAATGGCAAGAACATCTTCTTTGAAAGGAAGGAACTGGATGAATGGAAACGGCGCAACCCAGTCCTTTCACAAAGGGAACTGGAAAGACAGGCTGCTATAATGACCGCCCATGACCACACCGGCAAGCCCAACCATAAAAAGAAAGGGGGAAAGCCATGATACCGCCCAACCTGCTTCAAACCGGAAATGACATAGACCGTTCGGTTTATGAACAAATCCTGCAATTCATCCGCCTACGTGTCACCGAGACCTACGCTTTTCCGCCGGAAATTGTCCGTGTCGATGACATAACCATTGCCACGCTCGGCAACTTCAGTGCTTCGGTCGGTAAGCCTAAAAGCAAAAAGACTTTCAACATCACGGCAATTGTGGCTGCAGCGTTGTCGGGCAAAAACGTGTTACGCTACAACGCACATTTACCGGAAGGCAAGCACAAGGTGCTTTATGTAGATACGGAACAAAGCAAATGCCATTGCCACAAGGTGCTTGAACGCATCCTGAGACTGGCCGGGCTACCTACTGACCGTGAAACGGACAACCTCGAATTTTTCATGCTGCGGGAATACAGCCCCAAACAACGCCGACAGATTATCAACCATGCGCTGGCTTCCGATCCGGGTATCGGTTTTGTTGTCATTGACGGCATCCGTGACCTCCTGTATGACATCAACAGTCCCAGTGAGTCTGTTGATTTGATAAACGACCTCATGCGCTGGTCAAGTATGCACGACCTCCATATCCATACAGTATTACATCTGAACAAAGGAGATGACAATACGAGAGGACATATCGGCACAGAACTGAACAACAAAGCGGAAACCATTCTGCAAATCACCAAGAACCAGTTTGACGGTAATATCAGTGAAGTAAAAGCCATGCACATTCGTGAAAAGGAGTTTGAGCCGTTCGCTTTCCGCATCAATAACGATGCCTTGCCTGAACTGGTGGGAGAATACTCGTTTACACAAGAGCGTAAGGGCTTCTGCGAATCCATTTCCGATGTACAACACGTCCAGGCTCTCAGGCTGGCATTCAGCGAGGGGGACATAACCGGATACAGACCGCTTATCAAAGCGCTCCAACAGGGATATACCGAAATCGGCTTCAAGCGTGGCCGGAACATCTGCATTGAACTAAACAAGTATCTGATGGGGCGTGGCATTATCGTGAAACAGGATAAGATCTACCATTACAATCCGAAGGTGCTGGAGTATAGCGGCTGTACCTCCGATAAAGAGGTTTAGTTTAACGTCGGTGTATATATAAGATAAACTTTATTAAACCCGAATAGAAACACAAAAGTTATTATGAACATAGCCCAGACCAAACAAATAGATATTGTGGACTTCTTGAAAGCAATCGGTTGTTTCCCTACAAGGGAAACCGCTTGTGCGGCATGGTTCCGTGCCCCGTATAGGGAAGATATGACACCTTCATTCAAAGTCAATAAAAATCGGAATATCTGGTATGATTTCGATGCGCCCATATAGGCTACACAATAAATATCTCTATGGCAAGAGATTAGGTTAGAGTTCAACAGACCTATCCTCAACGACTTAGCTGGAGGAGAAATCCAAAGGTGACAAAAGCATGTCGGTAAAGTCATTAGTCAGCTAAATACCAAGCTGCGACTGCATGGCGAGAGGAAAAGACAGACACAAGGATGAAGCCTGATTGGTTGAACGATAGTTCTGCTGCACACGTACCAGCCCCGACGAAAGGTATTTGATTCACGTCGGGCTGAAGCACCCCATGTAAACCGAAATTACAATGGAGCAGGAGCTGGCTTCAGAGCAACCACAATAAGTGGAATAGGAACGTAAGTCGCATCCGACAGTCTGCCGAGCCAAACAGTTATTGTGAAAGCAAATGGGGATTCCCTAAATCAGAATGCCGTAAGGCTATGGGCATAGGACCCTGAATATCTGACATGGGAACGGAGCTTCCGTAGTAGTCCGAGCAAGGGAAAGCCTTGTACATGGCGAAGGGAAGCAGTTAGATAACTTAATACAAATAATGGAAAATGTGTGAGACATTATGAGAAGTCCTGAGCAAGTATTAAAAGCTTTAAACAAGCATGGTAAAGTTTCGGATTACAAGTTCGAAAGGCTGTACCGTATCTTATTCAATGAGGAGATGTTTCATGTTGCTTACCAGCGTATTTACGCCAAACCAGGCAATATGACACCCGGTACGGATGGGAAAACCATCAATCGGATGAGTCTTCAAAGAATAAACAAAGTCATTGCATCTTTGAGAGATGAGTCTTACAAGCCTAATCCGGCAAAAAGGATATACATACCCAAGAAAAACGGTAAGAAAAGACCGCTTGGAATTCCTTCCTTTGAGGACAAACTTGTACAGGAGGTGGTGCGCATGATTCTTGAAGCCGTCTATGAAGAGGTGTTTGCAAACACCTCACATGGATTCAGACCAAACAGAAGCTGCCATACCGCATTGACCCATATCCAAAAGACATTTACAGGTACAAAATGGTTTGTGGAAGGAGACATTAAAGGATTCTTCGACAACATAGACCACAATGTATTGATTGCAACTTTGCGGAAACGGATTGCCGATGATAGATTTCTAAGGCTTATCCGCAAGTTGTTGAATGCGGGATATATTGAAGACTGGAAGTTTCATAATACAAACAAGGGAACTCCACAAGGCGGTAATATCAGTCCTATACTGGCAAACATTTATCTTGATAATTTTGACAAGTATATGGAAGAATACGCCCTACGCTTCAATAAGGGAAAAGAAAGACACATCACCAAAGAATACAAGCAACTTAGCGATAAGATGCAACGCATCCTTAAAAGCATCAAGAACATACAGGATGCAGATGTCAGATTACAGCTTAGGGATGAGTATGAGAAACTGAGACGTGAAAGGCAAAAGATTGAGAGCAGAGACAGTATGGATGAAACATACAGAAGGCTTCGATACGTAAGATACGCAGATGATTTCCTCATTGGTGTTATCGGAAGCAAGGCAGAGTGCGTTAAAATCAAGTCGGACATTACCAAGTATATGGAAGAAAACCTCAAGCTGGAACTGTCACAGGAAAAGACATTGATAACAAACGCACAAAAGCCCGCGAAATTTCTTGGCTTCGATGTTTCAGTCCGTAAGTCTGATGCTATCAAGCGGGACAAGAACAATGTGCCAGCCCGTTATTACAACGGTAAGATAGTCCTAAAGGTCGCCATAGAAACGGTGCGGAACAAACTGGAAGAATACAGCGCCATCAGATACAAGGTAGAAAATGGCCGACAAGTTTGGTTTGCAAAGTTCAGAGGCAATCTTATGAAGAAGAAAATCGAGGACATAGTGGCGGCATATAACTCTGAAATCAGAGGGTTCTACAACTACTACTGCATTGCCAACAACGTGGCATACGCGCTCTCAAAGTTTGGATACATCATGGAGTACAGTATGTACCATACCATTGCAGGAAAAACCAATAGCACTGTAAGCAAAGTCATTGACAAATATAAGGTTGGGAATGACATTATAGTGCCATATCAGGATGCAAAAGGTAAATTACGGTACAGGAAATTCTATAATGAGGGATTCAAACGTAAACCACCAATGTACTATACGGAGGTAAACGACTTATCCTACACAATCGCAATTCCACAGCCGACACTTACTGAGCGATTGGATGCGAGAACATGTGAATTATGTGGAAAAGTCGGACCTGTAGTCATGCGTCATGTCAGAAAGCTAAATCAGCTTAAAGGAAAAACTGAATGCGACAGGCTGATGCTTGAAAAGCATAGGAAGACATTGGTTGTCTGTGAAAAGTGTTATGCCAAAATACACAGCCATGCTAAATAAAGTCATGTTATCAACGGAGAGCCGTATGCGTGGAGACATGCAAGTACGGTTTGGGGGCAGGTACGGGAAAACCTACTGCCGAAAGGCAGTAAGGCGTTCTGTACCGAGCCTACGCGCAGGCAAAGGTGGTAATATCATCGCACTGGCACAGGAGCTATACGCATCCGACAGTCTGCCCTACCTCTTGGAAAGGATAAGGGAGCAGGCACAAAACGTGCGCCCGGTCTCTTTCTCTTTTGGCAAGCAACCCTTATCAAAGCCGAGTTTCCGGCAGTTGGAGGTAGTACCGCTCTCCTCTCCCGCCCTGTATGCCTACCTGCGGCAAAGGGGAATAAATACGGAACTGGCAAAAAGAGAATGCAGGGAGGTCCGCTATCTGAACGGGGAAACCCCATACTATGCTATAGGCTTCCCCAACCGTTCGGGAGGATACGAGATACGCAACAAGCATTTCAAGGGATGCATAGCACCGAAGGACATCACCCATATACGACAATCGGAGTCGAAGGAGGCATGCTACATCTTCGAGGGATTCATGGACTACCTCTCTTTCCTCACCCTGCGGCTGGAAAGGTGTCCCGACCGTCCCGAACTTGACGGACAGGACTACATCGTACTGAACTCGACTTCCGACCTTTCCAAAGCAATCCGACCGTTGGGCGGTTATGAAAGCATCCATTGTTTCCTTGACAACGACAAGGCGGGAATCGAGGCCGTTCAGGAGTTGCAAAAAGAGTACGGGCTACGCATACGGGACGCATCGCACATATACGAAGGGTACAACGATCTGAACGACTTCCTGCGGGATAAAAGGTCAGGACAGGCGCAACGGCAGCAAGAGAAACCGGAAGCGGAAAAAAGGCAACGGCAGACAGAGCAGCCGAAGAAGAAAGGCAAAGGGATCAGGATGTAGCCGCACAGCCACCGGAAGGCTTTGAAAAAAGCCATAGCTCATTAGGGCTTTTTCTTAACGCAATGCACACATTGCTAAAAAAGCCCCAACGAGCCATAGGGGCGCCGCCCCTTTGGAAACCCCGTCTGCCATGCGGCATAAAAGCAAGGCAGGGGAAGTATTAACCTGAAATTATTGACAGTTATGGGATATGCAGTTTTGCATCTGGAAAAGGCAAAAGGGACGGACAGCAGGATGTCCGCACACATAGAGCGCACCGTTCACCCGAAAAATGCGGACAGAACGCGCACACACCTGAACCGGGAGCTCGTACAGTTTCCCGAAGGGGTGAGGAACCGCACGCAGGCGATAGCACACCGGATAGAAACGGCAGGCATCAGACGCAAGGTGAGCGCCAATCAGGTGAAGGCAATCCGGATACTCCTTACCGGAAGCAACAAGGACATGAAGCAAATGGAAGCGGAAGGACGGATTGAAGACTGGTGTAACGACAGTCTGAAATGGATCCGGGAAACATACGGGGAGCAGAACCTCGTATCGGCAGTACTGCACATGGACGAGAAGACACCACACATACACGCCACAGTCATACCGATAGTGACCGGAGAGCGAAGGAAAGCCGGACAGGAAGAACAGAACGGGAAGAAAAAGTACAGAAAGAAGAACCCGCAGGACGTGAGACTCTGCGCAGATGATGTAATGGCAAGGCACAGGCTAAAACACTATCAGGACACTTATGCCCAAGCCATGAACAAGTACGGCTTGCAGAGAGGCGTGGACGGCTCATTGGCAAGGCATATTTCCACCATGCAATACTACAAGCAGCTGGTGGAGCAGCAGGACAGCCTGCAAGAGAACATAGAAAACCTGCTGGGGCTGGAAGAGGAAGCAATGAAAAAGCTGAAGCAGGTAAAGGGGGAAATCAACGTGCAGAAAATGAAGGGGGCGGCGGTGAACGCCACCACAGCCATAGCGGACGGGGTGAGCTCACTTTTCGGAGGCAGCAAGGTTAAGAGGCTGGAAGAGGAGAATGAAAATTTGAAACGGAACATTGTGAATCTGCAAAAGCAGGTGCAAGCCGAACAGAGGGAGCAGACAAAAATGGAAAACCGTCACAGCAGCGAGATAAACAGAGTTGACCGGAGCTACCGGCAGAAAATCGCAGAATACGACAATCGGCTGGAACTGATAGACACCTACTTCCCTATCGTAAAGGAACTGATGCCCATAGCAGAACAATGCCGGGAAGTGGGCTTCACCGAAGAACTGACAAGACGAATTGTCAGCCTGCA